CGCGCCGGCGTCGATCAGAAGGCCGTCGATCAGCTCGAGCGCCGCCCGCGCGAATAGCGCGATCGCGGTCCGCTCTTGCTGGATTTCGAGTGGCGTCAGTTTCTGGTCCCGGATCTTATGCGCGTACGCCTCGAGCGCGTTGACCATTCCGCGCGCATGGCGGGACAGGTGCGTCAATAGTCCGACGGTTTCATCCCTCACGGGACCGGCCCCTCGAACGTCTGATCGCAGACATCACAGAGCCAGGTCGCCGGGCCATCGCCGCCCGTCGTCGTATCGTGCCGATGGCCCTCTGGATGGAGACAGCCGGCCGCCGAGAGCGCCGCGGAAACCTCGCCGGATCCCTCGATCAGACTGATCGCGAGCTCCACTTGTGCGTGGATGATATAGAGCTGTCGGAGCACGGGATCGCTCACGTTGACCCGTTCACGCCGGACAGGTGCGCCCGGAAAATAATCGGAAGCGATCGGACCTGGAGGCCGCGCAAGGACTCGACCAGGAGATCCGGGAGGATCTCGAACGCGATCTCGACCGTCCCGAACCCGGAGACCGGGAGATCCGCATCGTCGAGCCGGTCTTTTATGAGGGTCCCCAAGCTGTAGAGCTCATCTTCATTCGGCTGCGTTGAGCACGGTTTCACGTGGAACGTGCATTCTGATCCCCCGCCGAACTCCCCGAACGTGATCAACGGGATCTCCGTCGGCGCGCCGACCAGCACATAGGGGAACGTGGCTTTAGGCGGGACCGCCGTTTCTCCGTAGACGGCCGGACCGGACCCGAACCCGGCCGGGACCGTGGAGAGGAGCGCCGTTAAGGCCGTGTCGGCTTTCAGACTGGCGACCACGGCCGCCAGGAGCGCCGGGACCGCAAACGGCGAGGGACTCGGCATCGCTACTGCGCCTCCGTACACGTGAGCTCGAGTGTGACGTGTCGGTTCTCGACGTCCACGATCGACAGGATCTGCAGCGTCCGGCCCTCGAGGACCACGGCCATATAACTTTCGATCCCGGGCCGATACCGGATCCGGATCAGGGACACGATCCCCGCTTGCAGCGCGCCGACCTGGAGTGTCTCGCCGAGCGGTCCCGAGGTGACCTCGGCCGGAATCCGCGCCGCGATCGTCACCGGACCGCTCGGGACCGTCCCTCCGGTCCCGGATTGACTCCCGGCCGGCGCCACGATATCGATCCGCGATCGGAGCGCGCCCGCTCTTACAAGTGGCATCGGTCCGCCCATGGCCCCTCGAGCGCCGGGACTTCCCAGGGTTTCGGCCGCCCGTGAAAACAGACCACTTTCGCGCCCGGCCGGATCTGGCCCGTCGCGCAGTGGACTTTGTACGACACGATCGCCGCCGGGCAGACATCTTGCCAGAACGTGATCTGGTCCCAGGCGCCCGCACACGTGAGCGCGATCTCGAGGTACCGTTGATCCCCGCCGGTCCCGCACGCCCGCATATACCGATCGGGATCGCCGGCGAATTCCTCATAGAACCCCGTCAGCAAGGGATCGCCCGCGGTCCAGGCCAGGACCCCGGACCCGAGGCCGCGCGCAAACACTGGCGGATGTCGGTAGAAATCTTCCAGCGCGAGGATCCGTTCCGGCCGCGCGAGGATCCGCGCCAGCGATCCCACCACGACGGTATCCAGATCCAGATAGAGGATCCGGAGGCCGTCCGGGAAGAGGCCCGGCCGGAACAGCTCGATCTTCGACCACCAGCCCGGCCAGCCGTGGACGAGCTTGCGCGAGAGGACCCCGGGGACCAGGGTATCCGTCAGACACGCGAACGCTTCGCACGCCGCCCAGTTGGCACACTGCGCCCGGAGCTCGGTCACATGCGCCGGCCGATAGATCCCGCCGGTTTTGAGGACGGACAGGATCACGACGCGCCGCCGATCCGTTCATGGTCCCATCGCCCGCCGCGCCGGCGCCGTTCGGCTTGCATCGCGAGGAACTCCGCGCGCCGGCCCCGCCCGTACCAGTTTTCCCGCGGCCCGAGGTGCGCGACCCGGAAGCGGACATCCCGGATCGGCCGCTTGGCTTGGCGCCAGCGATCCATCAGCCGATTGTCATAGTTCCCCGCGTGGATCCAATCGACCTCGATCAGCGGATCGACGCCGACCACCACGGGATCCCACTGATGGAACAGTTGAAAGTACCCCACGCCCGGGACATCACACGGGATCGCCGGTTGCCCATAGTCCTCAAGCGTCGCCGGCGTCGCCGGAAAGCGCCGACAGCCGTACAGCGTCCCCGGTTCGAGGGTCCCCTCGAGGCGCGCGGCCCAGTCGGCCGGCGGGACCACGTCCGCATCGAACAGGAGCAGCCAGCCCGGATCGCCCGTCAGCCGCGCCGCCAGATCGGCCCGGGAGGCCTCGAGCGCCCGCCCTTTGTTGAAGGCCGCCCCGTCCCGATAGAAGAGATCCGTGATCACGAGCTCCGCCCGCGGCGATCCGTCGCCGCGAACGAGCGCGATCGTGTCGGCGTCCCGATGTGTGGTGATCACCGTGAGGGACGCGAGGCCCGGGATCCAGCGCGGCAGGCCGATCGCGAGCTCCGCGGCATAGTCGACACAGACCGTCAATCCGTGGATCCGGGTCATGCCGGTTTCTCGATCCACCACGAATGGCTTTCCTCGGCATCCCGCGTGATCCGGACCTCGAGCGCGAGGCGATCGGCGAACGCATCCACGGCCCGGCGGACGCCGTCACACTCGGCCGTGTAGTCATGCCCGGCGAGGATCCCGCCCGGGACGACCAGCGGCCACCAGGCCGCCAGATCCGCCGTGATCGCCGGGAGATCGTGATCGCCGTCGATGTAGACGAACCCCGGCGAGTGGTACGGGAGGCCCGGGAGTTGCCGCGCCGCCTCGAGGGACGTCATCCGGAGCAGGCGGACCCGGGACCGGAACGGCGCCAGGAGGTGCGCGGCGATCAGGAGATCCGGCGTCCGGTCAAACGGCATCGCGGCATACGGCGCCCACGGATCGACACAGACGAGAATTTCCCCGATCGGCCACCGTTTGAGGAACGGCTCGGCGAACAGGCCGCGATCGGTCCCGACTTCGACGGCCCGCCGGATCCCGCGCGCCGAACAGAGATCGGCGAACTGCAGGCGATCGGCAAGCGGATACGGCGGCGCCGGGATCAGTTTCATACCGGGACCCCGGCGGACGATCCCGCGGCGAGATACAGCGCCGTCGACAGGCGCCGCCCGATCGCCCGGTAGTCGTAGAACGCCCGCGCGTGCGCGGCCCAGACGGCCGCCCGGATCGGATCCCAGGCGTAGACGGCCGCCGTCAGGACCGCGGCGAGCTCCGGCGGATTGATCGTGGACGGGACCCGGACCAGCGCGCCGTCGATTTCCGGGAGGACATCATAGGCCGGGAGATCCGTCACGACGGTACAGCCGACCGCGACCCCTTCGATGATTTTCCGGAGCGCGAAGCCGTACATGGACGCCGTCGCGATCGCGACCCGGTACTGCGCGATCTGCCGACAATAGGCCGGCGTCCGGGCGCCACGGTTCCCGTACCCCGGATGCGGGATCACGTCGACCCCGAGCACGCGCGCATCCCGCACGACGCGTTGCCGGAGTGGATAGGCCTTCGACAGCGCGCCGGAGACCACGACGGCCCGGCGATCGATCTGATGCGGGATCGTTGCGAGATCGTCCGCATCGATCGAGTGATAGGTCCGGATCAGCGGGACATTCCGCAGCCAGGGTGCGTGCCGTTGGACGGACCGATCATGGTAGTACGTGATCGCGGCGTCCGCCCGGATCCCGTGGTACATCTTCGCTTGATAGGCCAGGCTCGAGGCCGCATCCTTGACCACGATCGCCTTGAACGCCGCGGCATCCTTCAGGACCTGAAACCGTTGGAACCCGACATCCTTGCGAAAGGCGATCGGCGACGTCGGATCCCAGTCGCGCGGATCATGCACGACGATCCGCCGCGGTTGATACCGCCCGAGGATCGTGGGGACATCGACCAGATCATCGAACCCGCGGCCGGCCACAATCCAGCCGGCGACCTGGAGGCCGGTTTGGAACTGGTCGCCCTCCGTGGTCATATGCTGCCGATAGTCGACATTCCCGAGGACGACTTCGCTCACGGTTTCACACTCCGGAGGCCTTGATAGTCTGTCGGCCGGGCCGTCGCCTCGAGCGTCTCGAGGCCGCCATGCGGGACCGCGGCGATCTTCCCGGACGTGAGGCGGCCGGCGATCAAGGGAACGAAGGTTGCCGAATAGTCATACGTGGCGGCCGTGTCGAGATGCCCCAGGCGCCGCAGCGGGACGCCGCAGCCCGCGTCGCAACACTTGGCGACCTGGTCCCCGAACCCGTCCATCCGGTTTTTCCACCAGCCCGGGACGGCCGGGATCCCGTGGTTTTCCCCGCGGATCCCATCGAGCGCGGCGCCGACTTCACAGAAATACGCGAATGGCGCGCCGTCCCGTTCACAGATCGCCGCCGACCAGGTACGGTTGATGTCGCAGGCCTCCCGCGCCTCCGTCCATTCGGCCGGCGTCAGCCCGACATCCCGCCAGTCCAGGAGGATCGGCGCGTGCCAGGACGGCCGCGTCCGCGAGCTCGGGATCACTTTCCCGGGCAGATACCGATCCATCACGGCCGCGGCGCCCGGATTCGCGTGCGCGTTGAGATTGAACCGGCCCCGTGGAAAAAAGACATCCCGGACCAGTGGCCCATGCTGCCGCAGATCGTTCGTCCAGATCCCCCGGTGCGCCTGATCCGGGACTTCTTCCCGCAAGATCTGCATCAGCTCAGGGAATTGCGGGTGCATACACGGATTGCCGCCAAAGATCCCGCGGATCCCGGGCCAGCCCTCGAGGGACCGGAGCGCCAGCCGGAACACGTCCGGCGCCATGTGGACCGCGTCCCGCCGGAACGGCAGGAGCTGCGTACAGTTGCTGCACCAGAACAGATCGCAGGCGCGCGAGATCACGATCTGGATCGTGTCGTTCGATTTCTCCGTCGGCGCCTTCACGGCCCACACTCTAGCAGAGCGCTTCGCTGATTGTCGACTGCGCCGTCGAGGACGTCCGCGAGGGTCCCGCGCGGAAACGCGTCGAGCGCGGTCTCGCGCGTACAGTTGATCACCGTGACCCCGGCCGCGGCGAGCGGATCCACCAGCGATCGGAACGCCCCGCGCCACGCGCGGAAGATCAGCTCGGTAGGCCCGGCGCCATGCGGGTGATCGCCGTGCCAATGGGTCCGCCCGTCCGGGCCGGACTGCAGATCGTACCCGAGCAGGACGATCCGGACCGCGCCGAGCAGGACCGCCAGATTGACGGCGCCGTAGCCGCTGTTCCGGCCGTTACAGATCCGATCCGGCTCGAGGGACAGGCCCCAGATCCCGGCATTCTTCAGCAGGGTACAGCCGGCCGCCTTCGAGGCCGCCGTGAGCTCGAGCGCGAACGTGAGGCCCGGAAACCGCGCGAGGCGATCGGCCTCCCAGGCCCACAGGCGCCCATCCGCCGCGAAAAACGCATCCGCCCACGGCGCCAGGATCACGGACTTATTGACCGCGATCACGCGCGCCCGCCCCCGGCAATACTCGACATCGGCGGCCGTCAGACTCGGCCCGGCGGCGACACAGACGACCGTCGACCCCGGCCACAGTCGCGGGACCGTGCCAAAGTGGCCCGTCACGCGATTACCGCCTCGATCCAGCGTCCGAGATAGCGTCGGACTTCCGGCGACAGATCCGCCGGGACGGGCAAGGTCGGCGCGACCGTCCGCACTTCGTAGAGCTCCCCGAGTTGCGCCATGACCGCGGCCCGGACCAGCTCGGGGACCGTGTCGCCGTCCCATTCCGCGATCGTCCCGAGCACGACACTGTCCGTGGTCGCCCGCTCGAGGTACTCGATCACGATCGACTGTGCCATCTGCGCGTACAGCGCGATCAGATCGTCCTCATCCGCGAACGTCACCCGGAGGATCGCTTTTGCCTCGGTTAGCGTGAGAAAAACGTCACCACTTCCCGCCATTCGGCCCCACTTGTCCGCGGTCCATGCCCGGCCGCCCGTCCGCGCCGGGCCGGCCCTCCTGCCCCTTCGTCCCGTCCCGGCCCCGCGCCGCAACCAGCGCCCATTTCCCCCCGCCGTCCTCCGGCGGACTCGACACGGCCTCGAGCGCGACCCAGGACGAACCGCGATAGACAATCACGTCCCCGGTCTCATACGTCCGGCCGGCCTGGTAGGCTTTCCGGAAGATCAGCGCCGGCGCCTCGATCGCGCCGCCCTCGATCGGCGTCCCGTCCGCAAAGACCCATCGGGATCGGCGATCGTCCAGCCGTTCGATCTTGCAGCCTTTGATCGACCCGTCCCGGCCGGCCGGCCCGATCGCGCCGTCGCGCCCGTCCCGTCCCGGAGGCCCGGGCGGCCCGTCTGGACCTCGCGCGCCCGGGACCCCGTCGGACCCCTTGACCCCGTCCGGTCCGCGCGCCCCAGGCCCGCCCGCGGCCCCCGGCGGCCCTTGTGGCCCCGCCGGTCCGACCGCGCCGAGCGCGCCCGCGGGACCAAGGACGCCGATCG